TGGCTATGGAGTTAGGTAAAACAAATAAATCAGCAGACGAAATTATAGAAATATTAAAATCAGAACCTGAAACAAAAATGGCAACTGGCGGACGTGCTGGTTATTATGGCGGTGGTCAGGCAATGGTTGAACCCGATCTTTCAGACATTGGCCATGGTTCGGATGCCTTGATGGGAAGAACAAGACTCACGGCCCCCGGATCACAAGCAACGACATCAACAGGTTTAAACTATTTATTGGGTGAAGATAACGATAATATTAGAGTGCCTTTTAACGAAGGTTTATTGGTTCCACCTAAAAAACCATACACAGAAGAAATGTTTGAAGATGATTCAATGACATTACTAAAAGGTATGTATGGCACAGGTAAAGATAGTAATGAATTCTTATACAACGAAATGATTAAAAAAGGCAACATACTAAGAAACCAAGGTGTTGAAAGAGAAACTGTTATTGAGATTATAAGAAACAACAAAGATAAAATTAATGCGTTTTTAGAAACACAAACAACGACTCCTAAAAGTTTAGCTGGTTTGGCAGACGGTGGTAGAGCAGCTTTTGGTGGTGGTGGTACTATGGGTGCATCGGACAAAGGTTATCAAGGTGGTGGAAGAGATAAAGAAGGTAATGTTTCAGGAACTGCTCCTGGTGCGGCTGCCGTTGGAGGAGTTGACGATAGAGGTACTCCTGAACAAAATCAAACTCAAATGTTGGTTAACGCTGGTTATACACCAAAACAAATAAATGAAATAACAAACCCGAGTGTATTAGGTAAAGTAAAAAATAGTCCTTTTAATAATCCTTTTACAAGAGGAATTGCTAGAACAGCTGCGTATATGTACAATCCTGCAATTGCAGGAGTAGAACTTCGACAATTAATGCAGGCTAAAGACTTATATGATCGTACAAGACAAGAAATTATGGATCCAAACTACGAAATAGATGATATAACTTTAGGTTTAACAGAAGAATATGCAAACGGCGGTATCGCTGGCCTAAGGCAGGGTTACGTCGGCGGTGGTGGAGTTGATATAGCTCGAAGAGGGTTTTTAAAACTGTTAGGTGTTACAGCTGGAGGAGTTGCTGCGCTTAAATTAGGTCTTGGTAAAATACTTGGTAAAGAATCAGGGGCCGTGAGCAAAAAAGTAATTGACGAAGTAATTATAGAAGGTGGCTCAGGTGCACCGTCGTGGTTACAACCTTTAGTTAATAAAGCGCTTAGAGAAGGTACAGATATATCAAAACAAGCAGTTAAAGACGGTCAGGTTGTTAAATCGTTAGACACACCAACTGGTAAAGTTGATGTTTACTATGACACAAGAACTGGTGAGATTGATATAGATTATATTGGTGGTAACACAGCAATGGGTGAAAGTGTTAACATGAGATACGTTCCAGGTGTTGCTGATGAAGGAACTAAAGGTGTTAAACCCAAAGATCAGTTTGAAGCAGTTGAATCTATTCCAGAATTTCAAGGTGGTAATTACGCGGATGGACCTGATTTAGGTTTTGGAGAAAACGCAACAAGTAATGTTAAAGATTTATATTCAGATACATCAGAACTTGCAACACTAGGGGGTCAAAAACCTTTGATTAAAGATATATCTGAAACTATTAAAAAGAAAAAAGTTTTAAAAGAAATGGATAATAATCCTCAAGAGTTTGCACAGGACATGGAGCCAGATGTTTATTATGATGATTAGGAATTTAAATGAGTAACGATTATTTTAAAGCACAAGGATGGTTTAAAACCTACGCACTAAATTCACAAGATAGTCGTGGCGTGTTTCAACAACTAGTAAAAGAAGACGAAGAAGCTTTTAGACTAGCAAGCGCTGAGACGGACAGGATCAAAGCTATGATGAACGAGAAATATGGTCCAGGAACCGTGAAGTATGGTTCAGAAATCAAGCAACCTGAAATTAAAACACCACAAGCAGCATTCGAGTTTAGTCAACGTAACCCTGCGGCTGAGGGTGGTCGAATGAGATTTGATGAGGGTTTAAGTGCTAAACAGAAAAAAGCACTTACAATTACATATGGTAAAGATGCTACTAAAGATTTAGAAATTAAACGTAATCCTGGTGCAGATAAAGTTTTTAATAAATCAACAAACGATATGTACGAACAATTTGGTAAAGAAGTAGTTGATGCTGCAAGTATACAAGAATATGGAGTACCTTTTAACGAGTATAGACCAGCAGATGATGTAAAAGGAGCAAAAAGACAAAATTTTATAAGGTACTTTAAAAAAGATATGGAAGACTACGGTGAATACATAGGAACTAAAAATCCAGATAAAGATCGTAGAACAATGAAACGAGGAATTAGAGCTGAAAGAGAAGCTGCCATTAAAGTAAACTTAATTAATAAAATTAAAGATGGTAAAAAATTTAATGTAGAAAACTTTTTAAAGAAAAATAATCTTACGTTACCTGAATTAAAAAAAGAAGCCGTTCAGTTACAACGAAATATCTACACTAAAAGAATGATTGCAACAGGTGGAAAATCAAGAGCTACCTTAAAATGGTTAACAGATGATATTAATACAACAGACAAGGTATTAGAAACATTATCTAAATCTAAACTAATACAGAATAAAAGCGGTTCTTTAGGAAACGTTATGTTTGATGCTTTTGGAAGAGAGTTTTTAAAAGGATCAGATGTAAAAAATCCTGATTATAATGTCGAAAAATTAAACGCAATTAAAAAAAATTTAAATGAGTATAACGTATTAAATAAATATCTTCAGGATACTTACGGAATTAATACACAATTAGATCATCCACTAGCTCAACAAACTATAAAAAAATTAATGAATGGCACCGCAGAGGAACTATCTAGAGTCAACATATTAGAACAAGATTTAAATAATGGATTTAAAAAAACTTTAAATGATAGATATTTAAAAGCTGTAGATAATAATAATCTAGTTCAAAAAAGAGCGGTTGAAAAAATAGCTAAAGATTTAAATTTTAATATAGGAAGTGTTCCAGACGGTCAATTTATTGACGTATCAAAAATAGATAGAGGTGTTGATAGTTTTGAAACATTAGACATAAAAAAAGAAATGTTAAAAAGTTTAAAAAATGCAGCTAATCTTGATAGTGAATTTACAAAATATATAACAGCTAATCCCGAAGTATTAAAAGATGCTGGAATTAATGTAGATACACTTAAAGAACCAAAAAATGTTAAAAACATTGCAAACAACATAGATGAAATAGAAAAATACATTACAGATAGAACAGGCAAAGTTAAACCACCAATGTTTTCATCAGGCTTTGCCGGTGCGTATGAAATGTTGTCTGATGATTTAAAAGCAATTGTTAATTCAGACGGATATAAAAAATTTGCAAATTCTAAAGCAGGAAAAACTTTAAGTATGGCTGCTAAAACACCAGGTAAACTTTTTGGTATTGGTGATGTTCTTATTGGTTATTTAGATTATACAAACAATAAACCAATGATGAGTAAAGCGAAAGCGTATGAAAATATGTTGCAAGCTATGTCTTTTGGTATTTATAGGGGTGGAGATAAACAAAACTTAGAAGAAATAAAAACAAAATTTATTGAAAATGGTGGTGACGGTAAAATTTTTGATCAAGTTGTAGATTTAAATAAATCAAATTTTAAAATGAAAGGGTATATTGAAAACATTAAAAAAAGTTATAAAGATTTAAGTAGTGCTGGATATGAAGACATGGCAAAAAAACAAATGAAAAGTGCTCTCAACAATGTAAAAACAATGGGTGAAAAAAATTTAGATAAATTTGCACAATATAAAACAGATTTAGCTGTTAGCGAATCCGGTGGACCAATACAAATTAAAGATATAACTCAACCAATTAAAGATACAAAAAAAGCTGCGTTTGATTTATTTGAAGAAGAACAAATTAAAAATTACCCCTCTACTTATGATCAAGTAAACACAGAATCTGGCCCTGTTGCAGAACAAATATATAATTCTATTTTAACTAAAGATTCTTATAAAAAACTTTTACCACAAAATTTACCATCAACAGTTAACCAGTTATTAGGTTTAAATTTTAAACCAGTTACAGAAAAAGAAAAAGAAGCAGCTTTAATTCAAGAAATGAAAAAAAATGCTCCGCAAGAATTATATAGATACAATAAAGAATTTAGAGGTATGAACCCCGATGAACCAATGACCATAGAAGAAACAGCTAATTTTATGAATAAAAATAAAAAAGCTATCGGATTTGCAGAAGGTGGTATAACAGGATTAAGGAGTAAATATGAGTATAAAAAATAAACCAACAAATAAAAAAAACCCAACATTGGTAAAAAAAACTAATCCTGGTTTTAAATGGTGGTCAGTACCACCTAAAAAAGGACCGTTATCACAGGGGTTGAAATTACCACAAAAACAAGTTAAGAAAGTCTAGGAGAAAATATATGGCAGATATAGACAAAGCTCTCCCTAACGAAAGACCTGAAGACGAAGTTCTAGAAGGAATGGAAGAGGTCGATGTTGCAGACGAGTTAGGTAAGGGACCAGTAGAAATTACAGAAGATGATGAAGGGGCTACAATTGATTTTGACCCTAACGCAATGCCAATGCCTGAAGAAGGTGGCGATCATTTTGCAAACTTAAATGAATTACTTCCAGAAGAAGACACGAGTGCTATGGGTAGTCAGTTACAAAATGATTACATGGAATACAAAATGTCTCGTAAGGAATGGGAACGATCATACATTGAAGGTTTAAGTTTATTAGGATTTAAATATGACAATAGAACAGAACCTTTTCAAGGAGCTAGTGGTGCAACTCACCCAGTTTTAGCTGAAGCTGTTACACAATTTCAAGCGTTAGCTTACAAAGAATTATTACCAGCAGACGGACCAGTTAGAACTATGGTCATGGGTGCATCTAATCCTATGAAAGAACAACAAGCTCAAAGAGTTAAAAACTTTATGAACTATCAAATTATGGATCAAATGAAAGAATACGAACCAGAGTTTGATCAAATGTTGTTTTATTTACCTCTATCAGGTTCTACATTTAAAAAAGTTTATTACGACGATTTATTGGGACGAGCTGTTTCTAAGTTTGTTCCAGCGGATGATCTTGTTGTTCCATACACGGCTACCTCATTAGACGATGCGGAATCAGTCATCCATGTTATCAAGATGTCGGAAAATGATCTGCGTAAACAAATGGCTGCAGGTTTTTATTCTGACATCGAGCTAACTAAACCAACTGGTACAATCACCAACGAACTTGAAGAAAAAGAACGAGAGGTCGAAGGTGTTACAAAATCCCAAAAAACGGATCCTTTATATACAGTTCTAGAATGCCACGTTAATCTAGATCTAGAAGGATTTGAAGACGTTGGTCCCGACGGAGAACCAACTGGAATAAAATTGCCTTACATCGTTACAATCGAAGAAGGTAGTAGGAAAGTTTTGTCTATTAGACGAAACTTTGCGCCCAATGATCCAAAGAAAATTAAAATCCAATATTTTGTCCACTTCAAGTTTCTGCCAGGACTAGGATTTTATGGCTTAGG